GGCAAAAAATCTCAAGCGATTAGCGATAGAAGTGGCCTTCGGGTTCCCTATACGCAATTAAAAACGACTTGGGACGGCCTGCGCGTATCGCCAGAAGATTGGGAACCCAAAAACCCACAGCTAACGCCTGCAAAAAATGTCGTTGACGCTACCGCCCTGTTTAATCCACGGCCCGATAACGATCCCGAAAATGTAGAGGTATTTATTGGTTTTAATTTCGACATATTTGCTGATCGCAAATTAACAACTAATGTTGGGATTGCTGGTACAGCGTTTTCTGGACTTTCATCTTTAATTATTAACACAAATTTTGATGTAAATGGCGTTGGTGGTTCAGGAGGAATTGGGGATGAAATTGTTCAGCTCGAAATAATAGAAGCTGGTGTTGCTGGAACTGGTGCAATTGGAGCGTCTAGCTTTGAATTAACCAAGCCTCAATCTGGTGTGGCTGGTGATGGTGACGTTGGGGATGAAATCCCTGCGGCATTTGTGACAGGTGTTTCTGCAAGCGGTGGCGCAGGAGACGTTGGGGTCGAGACCCCATCAGTTATGCCAACGCCAAATGGTGTATCTGGAAATGGTGATGTAGGCTCTGAAACTATTCAACTATCAATAGCAGAAGATGGTGTTGGTGGCGCAGGGGCGGTTGGAAACATAACCGAAGAAGGCACAGAAAATGCGACTGGTGTTTCTGGGACAGGAGCAATCGGCGCAGAAACTCCAGAAATGTCAGAAGCTGTTTCTGGGCTGGCTGGCAATGGCGGTGTTGGAGCATCTAGCTTTGAATTAACCAAAACTCAATCTGGAGTTTCTGGAAGCGGTGATGTCGGTGTTGAAATTCCTGTCGCGCATCCAAGCGGAGTTTCTGGTGGTGGAGGGGCTGGCGCGGTTGGCGTTGAGGCTCTTGAAATATCAATTGATGAAGCTGGTGTTGGCGGCACAGGTGCAATCGGCAATCCAACATACGTTGCTGATTTAACAGTTGAGCCTACTGGAGTTGCTGGAACTGGTGCAATTGGAGCGTCTAGCTTTGAATTAACCAAGCCTCAGTCTGGAGTGGCTGGTGATGGCGAAATTGGGCCAGAAATTATTCAGCTTGAAATAATAGAAGCGGGTGTTTCTGGAACGGGCGCAGTCGGTGCTGAAGTATTAGAAATTACAGTGACAGAGACTGGCGTTGGTGGCACAGGTGCAATTGGCACAGAGGCACTGGAGCTATCAATTTCTGAAACTGGCGTTGGTGGCACAGGTGCAATTGGCACAATAACCGAAGAAGGCACAGAAGACGCTGCTGGAGTGGCTGGAGACGGCGATGTAGGTGCAGAAACAGTGCAGCTTGAAAAAGTAGAGACTGGCGTTGGTGGCACGGGTGGCGTTGGAAATGAAAGCATAGATATACTTGGCTGGGGCAATGCTGGCTGGGGAGAAGATGGATGGGGCGAATAATATGAGCTACACAACACTAAAAGCCAATATCCAAGAATTTTTGGAAGATGACTCGACAGAGTTTGTTGCGTCTATTGACACGATCATAGCGCAGGCTGAAGAAATGGTTTTTCAGCGCCTGCCAAATATGCCGTGCTTCCGCTCGACATCTGCTGCGGCTAATCTTGTGCAAGGTACGGCGTCATACACAATTCCCACGGCGAGAATGATCCGACAGGTATCAATTACCGACACAAATGTTGTGACGTATCTCGACCACAGGGTGGATTCTTACATCCGAGATTACTGGCCCAATGCGGTGACACAAGGCACCCCACGCATGTACAGCACAGATAGCGCAGGAACGTCTGGAACGGTCATTACACTGGCTCCCACGCCCTCTGCGGCCTTGGCCTACAGCGTAGATTTCATCGCCCCTGAGACGGGGCTAAGTAATGCCAATCCCAATACTTGGATTGACACTAACGCCTCCACAGTTCTTCTTGCTGCGGCTCTGTACGAGGCTTCTGCGTTCTTAAAAGCGCCAGAAACTTTATCTCTGTATAAAACCCAGTTTGACGAAGCCGTCCAACTTACTGTACAAGAGATGCAACGCGACTACGCAGCAGAATACAACGGAGGCATATAGTATGGCTATATCACAGGCAATGAGTACGCTCTTTAAAAAAGACGTGATGTTGGGCGACCATCATCTAGACAGTGACAGTATTTATATTGCGCTGTATACTAGCAGCGCGACACTGAGCGCGGCAACGGATGGTTATATAACCAGTAATGAAGTTGCCAACGGCAGTGGCTACACCACTGGCGGTGTTGCTTTGGCAAGTAAGGCAGTAACAGAAAACAGCACTAGCGGTGTTTTTGATGCGGCTGATCCAGAATGGACAAGCGCAACATTCACTGCCCGTGGTGCTTTGATTTACAACAAAACATTGGGTGATGCATCTTCAAACGCAAGAGGTGCAATCGCAATTCTTGATTTTGGCGGTGACTTCTCTGTTTCTGGTGGTACTTTTAAAATTGTATTCCCAGCAGCAACTGCAAACAATGCAATTGTAAGGATCGACTAAAATGGCTTCATCCTATGACAACGACTTACGCCTCAATGAGCAAGGCACTGGAGATAACAGTGGGTCATGGGGTACGGTCACGAACCTAAACTTAGAAATGATTGCGGAGGCGTTCAGCTACGGCACACGTGTTATTGCCAACGCCTCCTCAGACACCATAACACTTGCGGATGGCGCACTGGACGCTGACCGTAGTATGTATTTGAGATTGAGTGGTGGTGGTCAGGCTTGCACAGTAACATTTTTGCCCAACACTGTCTCAAAAGTTTGGTTGATTGAAAATGCAACGTCTGCAACTCTGACATTTAGCCAAGGTTCTGGGGCCAATGTTGCGGTGCTTGCTGGTCAGGTCAAAATGATCGCCACAGACGGCGCAGGAACAGGCGCGGTAGTCTACGATCTTTTGACAGACGTAAATCTGGCTGGAACAACGGTGACTGACATTATCACTGCGAACCAAGCCACTGTTGATGATATCGATTTAAATGGCAAAGTCATTACGATGACTGGATCGTCAGGCGACACGGCAACGCTGACTGTCGCGGCTGATGGTGCCTTGGCAATCGCCACAACAGACGCAGCCGCAGCCGCAGCAAACATATCAATCACGGCTGATGGCACATTTACTGCTACAGGAACAACTATCACTTTAGACAGTGCTGGCGATATTATTCTTGATGCTGATGGGGCAGATGTAATATTTAAAGATGGCGGCACAGCCATTGGAACTATAACCAACGCATCCAGTGACCTTGTCATCAAATCTAATGTCCAAGACAAAGACATCTTGCTGAAAGGTGATGACGGAGGCACAGAAATTACTGCTCTGACACTCGATATGTCTGCTGCTGGTGCGGCTACGTTCAACAGCACTGTTACACGCGCCCTGACACGCGGCTCTATTGATGTTGGAAATAGCTCTGGTGTGTCATCTGCTTTAGCCGCTGGTGGTGCGGGAACATTTTTAACTTCTGATGGCACTGATTTGTCATTTGCTGCTGCTGCTGCTGGCGGTGGTACAGAGTTTATTGCTTCATTAGATGCTAGCAATTCAGCTACTCTTTCTTTTACAGGGTTTGATTCTAGCAAGTATGACAATTATATTTTTTATTTTGCAAACGTCACCCCCGGAACTACCAATGCGTTTCTTCAACTCTACACAAGCACTGATGGCGGTAGTAATTATGATGATAGCAGCGGAGATTATGTCTATCAATGGGCACAAATTCGGTCTACCTCACTAGCAGCGTCAATGTCTTCAGCTTCTATAACCTATGGAGAATTATGCAGGAATGTTGGTGCAGCTACAGGACAGGAAGGTGGGGTATCTGGTACTTTACAGATATTTGGCCCACACCTTAATCAATACACACGTATGCTTTGTAATACTGGTTATATGATGCAAAATTACGGTTGGCCACTTATATCGATGCATATGATTACAAGAAAATCCGCCGAAGATGTAAATGCTATTAGGATGAAATTTTATAATACAAATATGGTATCAGGAACAGTTACAATGTACGGCATCAAAAACGCATAGGGGACTAACATGCCAAGATTTCACAACATAGACGGCGAAATGGTGCAGTTTACAGCAGAAGAAGAGACTGTCCGTGATGCAGAGGAGCAAGCATGGTCTGACGGAGCAAATGACAGGGCTGCTGTATATGTTCGTGAAGATCGTGACGCCAAATTAGCTGAAACTGATTGGATGGCTTCTAGCGACCTTACCCTGTCCTCTGAGTGGGTCTCCTACAGGTCTTCTCTTAGGGACGTACCAGCGCAAGAAGGATTTCCCACAAATGTGACTTGGCCCGTTGAGCCTAGCTAATGGCAGATATGAATGAGTGTGGTTTTGTAGTAAATAGGTGTAATGATGGATAAGCGCACAGTGGCCTCTGCACACAGCAGAATTGATGATCTGAACGTCACTTCTGCATCTTTACGCACAGAGGTGACCATACAACACAAAGAACTGTTTACGAGGGTGAAGCGTTTAGAGGCGATTATGATTGGTGCTAGTGGCGCTATCATCTTAATGCTCTTGGCGGTGCTAACTAAAATGGGGTGATGAAATGAATATGACACCAGAGACGTTTGATAAACTCAAAATATTACCGAGATTAATGATGTTGGCTGTCACGGTGCTTACATATCAATCAGTCCACTGGTTCATGTCCATTCCACCCGATCTTGTCACCAACGCCCAAGCAGGGCTTGTCAGTGTCTGTATGGGTGCTTTGACGGGTTGCTTTGGCATCTTCATCAATGGTGAAAAGCCATGATGGCTTTATTGGGAAGTCTGCTGGGCTTCGGATCATCTTTTCTGCCGTCAGTGCTTGATTACTTCAAAGCTAACCAACAACAGAAACACCGCATCGAAATGATGCAAATCGAGACAGAGCTTGCCCAAAAGCGTTCCGAGATGAAGCTGGTCGAGCTAGATAAGCAAGCTGACATCGAAGAGACGAAGGGGTTGTATGCACATGACAGTTCTATCGACGCTGGAGGCTTTATCAACGCCCTGCGTGGGTCCGTTCGCCCCGTTATCACTTATATGTTTTTTGCTTTATTCGTATCCACAAAAGTCGTGATCATGGTTAAAGTGATTCAATCGGATGGAGACTGGATGCAGGCGTCAGAGCTTCTATTCGACCCAGAAACTCAAGGACTATTTTCGGCAACTTTGGCATTCTGGTTCGGAAATCGGGCAATCAGTAAATACGCAGGACAGAAATGATATTATCGTCGGGGCAAATTGAGCAGCTACTGCATGGCAACAAAGACTGGAAGGCTTGGGAGACGCCTCTCAAAGAAATTCTTGCCGAGTACCAGATCAACACGCCCCAGCGAATTGCAATGTTTATCGCCCAGTGTGGGCATGAAAGCCTGAACTTTACGGTACTAGAAGAAAATCTAAATTACTCCGCAAAGGGCTTGAATGCAGTATTCCCGAAATACTTCAAAAACGCAGGACGTGACGCAGCGATGTATCACCGCGATAGTGAGCGTATCGCTAATGTGGTCTATGCTGATCGTATGGGTAATGGCGATACATCTAGCGGAGAAGGCTGGATGCACAGAGGGCGTGGCGTCATCCAGCTTACTGGGGCGCACAACTATTGTTTATTCGCAGAGGCCATAGGCAGGGACAAAGATGCGACAATTAAATATTTAGGCACCAAGGACGGCGCACTGGAAAGTGCCTGCTGGTTCTGGAATACAAACGGCCTAAATAAATACTGCGACAACGGCGACATCAAGGGCGCAACCAAGCGGATCAACGGCGGCTATAATGGCCTGTCTGATCGGGAGCATCATTACCACCGCGCAATGTCGATACTAGATGGCTCATACAAGCCCCAGACAGCCCCTGTGCTGCTCAAGGTTGGCTCTAGAGGCCCAGAGGTCACTAAAGTGCAGGGGGCGCTTAATCTGGACGCTGATGGCGTCTTTGGGCTAATGACCAAGGCGGCTGTCATGGATTGGCAGAAAAGAAATGACTTGACTGAAGATGGGATAGTCGGCCCTAAGACTTATGCTGCCTTGATCGGAGAATAAGATGTCACTGCAATTGCTGAAATACAACGCTGGCATCGTCAAGGACACCACAGAGTATTCTGCTGGCAAGAACGGCCCGTTTTGGGTGGACAGCCAACTGGTGAGATTTGTAAACGGATACCCAGAAAAATTTGGTGGCTGGCAAAAAAGCGCAATTTATTCGATTGATCCAGACGGCGATCCTAACAGCACTGAGACATCGATATCTGGCATATGCAGGCAAATGTCATCGTGGCGTGGCGTAACCGATGGCGTTGACAGGATCGCGGTTGGCACAAGCAATCATTTGTATATCATTGAGAATGACGCGCTGTACGACATCACGCCGCTGCGGAAAACAACTTCAAATCTCACGAACCCGATCACCACAGCAAACGGCAGCACAGAAATTACTGTCACGGATAACGGTCACGGCGTACAAACAGGCGACTTTGTTGTCATTAATTCTGCAACGGCGACAGGCGGCATTCCAGCCGACACGCTCAATAGAATGTCTGGCTATGAAGTAGAGCTTGTTAGTGCCAACACATACAAAATTCAATCACCGACTGCGGCAAGCAGCACGGCGACAGGCGGCGGCACCACAATTGATATAAAATATTTAATTGGAGAGGCAGAAAACCTTGGAATACAAAGCTCTGTTGCGGCCCTTGGCTGGGGCGTTGGCGGTTGGGGTGGAGATGGCATTGGTGGCAAGGCTGGAACTACAAATAATGGCGAAATTATTATTGGAACAGAAATAATAAAATACACTGGAATAACATCGAATACACTGACGGGCTGCACTCGCGGATTTGATAATGATCCGGGGCCGGGAGGCCCAGCTACAACGCATAATAATGGTGCCACAGTAACTCTAAGACATTTCGGCCTTACAACAACATTAGCTGAAGCACTGGATGCAACTGAAAAAGAAATTGATCTTACAAGCGCATCAAATTTCTCAGGAACAAATCTTAGTGGATTTAGCAGCCCAGCAACCGTGGCTGACTCAACAATACACCTTGAGAACTCTTCGTGGAGCATAAATATTTGGGACAATGATGTTATTGCCACTTTGAGAAATGGAAAAATTTATTATTGGGACACGTCTGCTGGCGTGGCAACGAGGGCCGTATTGGTTTCCAGCATAGCCAACGCTGCAAGCGTCCCAGAAGTAGCCAGAATAAGTACGGTATCGTTTCCAGACCGACACTTTATTGTGGCTGGGGCAAGCAAATATGAAACCAATGGTAGCTCTGGGCCGTTTGACCCCATGCTGGTTCGCTGGTCATCGCAGGAAGAATTTGCCAAGTTTGCGCCCACCACACTAAATACTGCTGGCGATCAAAGATTAGAGGTTGGCACAAAAATTGTTGCAATGGTCAACAGCCGCGAAGAGACAATCATCAGTACGGATGAGGCTGTCTATGGAATGACATTTGTGGGTGATCCGTTTATATTTTCGTTTAGACTACTTGCGACTGGGGTTGGAGCCGTGGGGATAAACTCCATGATTGCAATCGATGGCAATGCATTTTGGATGGGGCCAAAGTCGTTTTACGTTTATGACGGTGTGGTTAAAGAAATTCCATGTCCATTAAAACATTTTGTCTTTGACCGTATGCAGACGGCCTTTATCGGTAAAACTGTGGTCGGACATAATGTAGAATTTAGCGAAATTATTTGGTTTTATGTGTCAGATCAAAACACGGCCACCACAAATCCAGAGCCAGATGCATACGTCACATACAACTACAATGAGCAGGCGTGGGCGGTTGGAGAAATGGATCGAACTGTGTGGAACGATGCGTTTGGGGCGCGGGAAAAGCCATTTGCATTTTCTTCAGAGGGCTTCCTATACAATCAAGAGACAGGCACAAGTGACGATGGCGCGGCTATGAATTGTTTCATTGAGGCATCGCCCCGTGAAATTACAGCCGAAGGCGAAAATCTGTACATGGTGGATCGCGTTATTCCTGACGCAACAATGGGCGCGAACAGCAATTTATCGCTGTTTATGAATACACGAAAATACCCCAATGGCGCTGAAACTGTGAAGGGGCCGTTTAACATTACATCGACAACAGAAAAAATCAGCACTCGCGTCAAGGGTCGCCAGATTGCGTTGAAGTTCCAAAGCACAGGCACTCAGGATGAGTGGCAGCTTGGCGACTTGCGGATTGATACAAAAATGGCTGGCCTGAGATGAGTGGAACCGCACCCCTCGCAGTCTTGCGCCTGCCATCGCCACCCGCACAATATCAGCAGGGATACATGGCGCGTCTCACCAGCACTCTAGAGCTTGAAAAACAGGCGACATATTTTGCCAATTCTTCCAGCTTAAACACGGCGGTACAACAGGCCGAAGCAACAGCGTGGTTTATTTCTTAGATGGCTAATAAATATAAAAATGCAAAAGTTGATCTGACGGGAACGGGCGTGACCGTCTTGTACACCGCGCCCAGCGCAACAACTGCCTTGGTGAAGTCGATCTTAGTATCGGAGGACAGCGGCAATGCAGATACGCTCACGGTGACGCTGACAGACGCCGCCGCATCGCCTGCTATTTTTAGCCTCTTCAAAACGACAGCAATAGGTGCTAATGCTACGTTAGAGCTTTTAACGCAGCCCCTCACTGTGCAGGAGGGCGAAATACTTAAAGTTACGGCGGCAAATGGAAATCGGCTCCACGTTGTGGCCTCACTATTGGAGATAACCTGATGGCAAGAATACCTATAGATTTTCTGATTGAAAGTGGAGCTATCAGGATGAGTGGCGTTCAGTATGACGAAAACGGCGTGGCGATAACAGATGAGAACGGCGTTGCTCTTGCAGACCCTCTCGGTAGCCTTGGTGGATTAACTACTGAGGACGGCATGAATGCGTTGCAGCTTTATCAGCTTGAGCAGACAGAGCTTCCAGAGCTTGAAGCGGGGGTGCGATTGCAGGACGTTTACGGTACTGGCGCAGCGCCAATGTATGATTTCTTTAATCGTGTGCCAACGCGCACCGTCACATTCCCCGACAAAACAGATTTTGCTGGAGTGACATTTGAGGGTGAAGACGCCCCGTTTGGGACGGCAGCAAATACTGACTTTAATCAGGGAGACAACGGTGCCGCCGCAATGAAGGCCGCAGCTATTGCTGCTGGTGGAGACATTGGAACATATTTCGGCGGTAATGTCGGGCGCTTTATGTTGGGAAGAGATGCAAGTAAAGGCGTTGAACTCATAGAAGGATTAAGTCCCGCTGAATCTTTCGCCGCAGCGGGTAAGTCAATGTTTGGCGGGGCAAAGGCTCCTAAAGCAGCAGGCGCAAACGTAGGATATGGATACGGCGCTGGTCGGGCCATTGGTGGTCTTTTGGCGGGGGAAGATTTTAAAGATGCGGCAAAGGGCGGCGTAAAGGCTGGCGTTGGTGCTGCAATTGGCAACATGATTTTGCCCGGTATTGGTGGATTTATTGGAGCATCGCTTGGTGGCCGTGTGATCTGCAACGAACTACAGCGTCAGGGCGTAATGAGCAGGCAGGACGTATTGCTGGACTATCGCTTTACAAAAGACCACCTGACGCCACAGCACGTCAATGGATATCACGTATGGGCCGTACACGTTGTAAAACAAATGCGTAAGGGCCGAGGCGTAAAGCTGTGGCGGCACTTGGCCCAACACAGAGCCAACGAAATTGCATTTATCTATGGCAAGCGCGACAAGCCCGACTACTTGGGCAAGATTTATCGAAAAATTCTGGAACCAATTTGCTGGTCGGTTGGCTTCTTCTGCGAAAAAACTGACTGGTCTGTGCTATATAAAGCGAAGGAAATATAATGGAACCCGATCAAATGCCCGAAATGCCCGAAATGCGTGGCGCTAATATGCGGCAGGAAAAACGCCCACAAAAAGATATGGGCAAGGCATCGCCAGAAATCGCGGCTGCTCTTGTTCAGCGTCTTGGATCAATGTCTGAGCAGGAACTTGCAATGCTCGACAGCGTTATCAGCCCAGAAGTGGCGTCAGTGCTTATGAAGCTGCTTCCAGAGCTTGCAGAGCTTATTGCGGCGATAGAGGGTGGCGCAGGCGGTGGTCAACAGGCTCCAGCCCCCCGACAGATGGCTCAAAGGGCTGCTCCAGAGCAGATGGGCGCACTGGGCGGCATGGGCTAAAACTGAAAGGCTGAACAAATGGTCGATATCTTTACACCGACATATTCCACGCTACCGTCAACGTCTGACACATACAGCGCAAACGAAATACCAACGTGGATGTCCACCGCTGGGCGAGATATCTTTGAAAATGTGTCTGAACTGTCAAAAACTCCATACCCAGTGTATGAGGGTGACAGGCTTGCGACATACGATACGTTCAATCCTGCCGTTGGCGAAGATGGATCATTTATCACGGACGGCAACAACAAACTGACCACCTCCGAGCAGGAGGGCTTGGGAATACTTGGCAGTCTTGATGACACGTTCCAGCCTTACTTGGATGATTACGATGCTGCGCGAGAGGGATTGGGCCTTGGGTATGGGGCTTCAACCCGTGAAGCTCTTCTGGGCGATCCGTTTAGTATGGACACGGCGCAGCCGTTTATGGACATTTACCAAGACGCCATGAACCCTGCCGTGCGTGAAATCCAAGAGCAGACAATACGATCTCAAATGGATGCGCGGGAACGCGCTGCAATGGGGGGTGGTTCGTTTGGATCACGTCTGGGCATTATGGAGGGTGTGGCCTCTGGGGAGGGCGCACAGGCCGCTGGAGACCTCAGAGCAAAGGCAGGGCGCGAGGGCTTAGACTTTGCCGCTGGTCGCTACGACACAGACCGCACTGCGCGGTTTCTGGCTGAAGATAAAATGCGAATGGGCTACGAGACAGACGAGGCTTCGCGTCTTGGCAAAATGGATGCCATTCAGGCGGCTGGAAACATGGCGACAGACCTACAGGCGCAAACGGCGCAGGGTCTTATTACTGCTGGCGAGGCCGAAAGATTGCTGGATCAACGGGCGGTTGACTTGGCATACGCTGATTTTCTTGATCAGCGTGATTATCCTATGGAGCAACTTAACGCTGCATCCGCAGCACTAAGCCAGACCCCGTATTCCACCACCAGTCGCGGCTATGATTTATCTACGCAAATGACGGCAAACCCAAGCGTATACGGGCAGGCACTGTCGGCACTTGGGACTGGCGTGAGCGCGTATAATTTGTTGAAAGATAGGTGAAAAATGGCCGTTGAATTTGACAAAATGATGGGTGCATTGGGAATGCTTTCTGGCAGTAAGGCTGGAGCGCAGAAAGCCTTTGACGCAGCCAGCGCCATGTACGCCCCCGTTGAAGAGGTTAATCCTTGGGAGGCTTCCCTGCGGTTCTTTTTGGAAATGGGCAAGCAGGCATCACAGCCCGGCGCTACAGTATTTGGGTCGGCTGTTGGGGCTGGCCTTGTGCCGCTCGACTATCTTGCCGCCAAAAAGAAAGAGAAGCGCGACAGAGACCAGAAAGTGGCCTCTACGGCGTTTAGCCTTGCGCCATCGCTGAAGCCGAAGGCTGGTAAAGCAACTTATGGTAAGCCTGATTTTTATATGGTTTCTAAAGCAGATGGAAAGGGTGGTTTCACTACTCCAGTCGAGACGCCACTAACAGCAAAAGATTTCGCTGAACTGCGTCCACAAATAGAAGCTGGCAGTGTTAGAGTTACCAGTTTGCCGAAGACTGGCACTAAATTTACAAAACGCACTTTGTATAAACCTGACGGCTCCACAATAGATGTGTATAGTGATGCACAGGAACAGACTGCAACCAGTGCTGGCTATGGACGTGTCAAGACAGATGATTTTGATAACGTGACGGTGTATAAAGATGATGGTAGCTCAAGAGTGGCGCGATCACAGACGGAGCTTGATACGCTTATTGGAGAGGGCGGTGGTGGCTGGTCAAGAACAAAACCAGCGGCAGGATCGACTGCTCAGTTCAAAAGAACTGTCTATAAAGATGGTCGAGAATTAACAGTTTATAGTGAAGAAGATTACAACACTGCGATAGGCGAAACAGGTGGTTGGTCGCCCGAAAAGCCTGCTGATGCAGGGCCACAGGGTTCAGCGCCAGAGCGCATGACAAGTAGAGTTTTTGACTTTGTAGATACTTTTATTGGAAGCGATGGGATAGTCGATAGTAGACAGCTTGCACAGTTTATTAGTGATGTAAAAGACATGGCTAAAACTGAAACTATTACTTTTGTTGAAGATGGAGTTTCAAAAACTGCGACCAATCCGGGTAAAGACGCATATGACATTATTGAACAGGCATATGGCGAAACCGTTGCAATTTCAATTAGAGACATTGCAACACAAACTGTTGATGATGATGATGATGATGGTGATGGTGATGGTGATGGTGATGATAAAAAGCCTTTATTTGAAACTATTGTTGTAGCTGGCAAAGAATATACAATCTTTAGCTCTGCACCTAAAAATATACCAAAAGAAGCAGCCCAAGCAATTGTTGATGCCCGTGGTGGTATAAAGGACATTCAAATAGCTTCTAATCTTATATTCCCAAAGGGTGTATTCAACAAAGGAATTGTCATAGCATCAAATATACTACCGGGTGGTGGTGCAGGGCCGTCAGGTAGTTTAACGGGAGATTCAAGAACTGCATACCAAGCCATGAAAAGAACGATTGAACTTTTGCTTCGCGCACGATCAGGTGCGGCTGTGCCAGATTCAGAAGTCAATAATTACATGAACTTGTATTTTCCATCAACTTTTGACAATGCAGAACAAGCCAGAAATAAATTGAACGTATTGGCACAATATTTTCAAGATACAAATCAACTTCTGTCGCAGGGAAAACTTCTTTATGACCCAACGGTTCCAGAAGCAGATAGGAATAATTTAGCACTTGGATATTATAATGATGATCTACATGGGATGCCGTTAGATGGTGTAGCAATGCAAAAAAGTAGTGAAGCTAAAACCGTTGTAACTGTTGTTGAGGAATTTGTGTTAAATGGTGTTAGATACAAGCAGCTATCAGATGGTCGTACAATTGAAGCGGGGGCAGAATAAATGGCAGGCTCTACATTTAAAACTATTGATACAACATCTGGCGCACCAAAAAAAGTTCGTGCAATTGTCGGGAATTTTGATGACCCAGATCGAAGACTGGAAGCAATAAAACAATTTTATCCAGACGCAGTTTCAACTGCTGGAAGCCCAATGGGCGAAGATAATTTTATTTATACAAACCCATCAACAGGTCAAAAAACTCTTTATAACCCAAAAGGATTAGATTTTGGAGATGTTGTTTCTGTTGGCAGGGATATTGTATCAACAATATCTGGCGGTATAGGCGGGACATCAGCATTGGTTGCTGGTCAATTGGGGCCGCAAATCGCAACTCCAGAAGAAGCGGTCACAGTCCCAGCAGCGGCTGCACTTGCGTCTGAAGCTGGAGGTCAATTATACGACAGGGCTGTGGATGCGTTTTTACCTGACCCATTTTCGGTAAGTCGTGGTGGGCCTGTCGAGCAAACGTCTAAAGCCGCGACAAATGTTGGGATGGAAATTGTTGGCGGTAAAATTGCTGAAAAAACAATTGATGCTGTAAAGGGCATTCCCGGTGCGGTTACCCGTACTGTTGCTGGTATTGGAAAAAAACGCCAAGCCACTGCACAAGAAAGATTAGCAGAGGCGGCAAAATTTGGTATAAAATTGCCTTCTGCTGGAACCGCGTCACAGTCTCCAGTTTTAATGTTTTTGGAGCAAAGACTAAACGATTTCCCGACAAGCGCCCCGATGATATTTGAAAAATTTGATGCCTTTAGAACACAGGCAGGACAAGCTGCACAAGATATTGCATCCAAGTATGGGCGTCCTGTTCAAGAGGGTGGAGAAATTGGAAGTATTTTGCAAACAGGCGTTGAAAAAGGTCTTGCAAAATTCAGAAGAGATCAAACCAAATTATATGATACTGCGTATGATTTAGCTCCGAATGCGACTGGTCGATTAAACAATGTTATAGAATTACGTGCTAAACTTATGGATGATTTATCCAAAGCCCCAGAATCTTTATTGCCGTCTATGAAGGCGGCTTTAGATGAAGTCGAAAGATTGATCGCAGATTCTATGAGCGGCGGTGGCGTTGAACTTTCAACACTTAGGCAATTAAGAACAAATCTTCGCCGTAAAACAGATGGCATGACGCAGCAAGGCGGCGGCGATGCTGTCAGCTATTTAAAAACTGTTTATAAGTCTTTGACTAACGATATGAATGAAGCCGTTGTAAATTATGGCGGTGAAGACGCAGTAAAAGCATTAAGCAAGGCAGACACATACACTAAGAACAGACAGAAATTTGATGTTGAACCAGTATATGACCAACTTCACAGAGACAAAAAAAATGAAGTGCAAGCGTTTACGTTTTTGATGCAAGGCACAAAGGAAGGTGGCGCAAAATTAAAGAAAATATTGCGAAATATTCCTGCCGCAGAAAGAGGCGACATACAAGCATCAATATTAAGCAGGCTGGGTATGACAAATCCCGCTGGACAAGATGCCATTGAAGATTTCTCAACTGCTAAGTTTATTACCAATTATTCAAAATTATCTGACAGTGCAAAAGATGTTTTGTTTGGCAAAAGCTCTAACAGAAAAGACTTAGATAATTTGGTTGCAATGTTTGATGACATAAAATCAGCAGATGCATTTGCAAATAATAGCCGCACTGGGCAAAGCATTGGGACAGTGGCAACTGTTAGCCCCCTAATTGGTGGTCTGTATATGATTGGTACAGACCCATCAAATATTGCAGGAGCAGCTTCTACAGCGGCATCTGGGATGGTGGGGGCGCTACTCACCCCATATGTCTCAGCCAGACTTTTAACAAAGCCTGAGTTTATTAAATGGCTTGTCAAAGCTGGGCCTCAGATGGGGAAAAATCCAAATAATGCCAAATTTCATTTGGGCAGATTAATGGAGATTTCATCAAGAGACTCGCAATTTAGAGAAGATGCAATGGAATATGTTAATGCGTTTGGATCAGCATTAGTAGATATTAATAATATGGCGGTGGAAGACAACAAGACAGATGAAGCACCACAGGCCGAAATTGGCCTGTCTCCTGCGGCTAATTCAATTATACAGAGCTTAACGCCTGACACAGCGGCACAGGTACGAGAGGCTGCTCGGTAGCTCAGAAGCCGTCTTTTAAGCCATCCAATATCTCACTGAGCGTGGGGCGCTTGTCTTTCTTCTCATAGACGCACTGAAAAACACGGGGGCATTCGGAGAACGATAGCGTTGGATAGTGATATCCAAGCCCCCCAAATCCCGCTGAGAAGCGATAGACGCAAATTTTCTGACCAGTATTTTTGTCAGTAATCCGCTTCCACAAGCTGCACGGTACGTGCGTGGGATTGGCAACACCAGCCAGTGTTACGGACATCAATAAAACTTTAATCATAGTGCAAGCGCAATCAGGTAAATACCACCGCCCAGCACGGACACAATGCCCAGAGCCAATCCCGTGATTGCAAGATTGTTTGCCATTTGGCGCTTGCTCTCCATTGCGGCGTATACCGTGCGCTCCCTGTCGGCCCTGATCTTGCGTCTCATGCCAAGCATTTCGTCGTAAGTACCTAATCCGAAACGATAATCCAGCATGAACTTAATCTCTTTTTCCTTTTCAGCCAAAGTTTTTTTGCGAATTACGATGTCCATAGCTTCTTGCTCTATGTTGTCAGAGCCTAAAGTCTTTTTATCCAGCCATGTCGGATTTTTGCGCTGTGATTCGGCGCGAGTAATATCAGCCACTGCGCCGTACCACGCGCCAAGCTGCTGGCTAACGTCCTGTATCTCACGGCCAGCGCCGACCAGCAATTTAACACCCTTAAAGGCCGCATTAGCGGCAGCAAATGCTGTGATTGGATCGATCATGGGTCATCACCCCCTAAATGGAATAGGGGCATTATAGCGGCTATTTGGGCTTGTGAACAGCAGCAAGCTGTCGCGCCTGCTCCCTGATCAATTCACGCTGCCTTTCAAGCTCCTCAAACTGCCGATCCAAATCGGACACAGATGGAAATTCAACTACTGTTTTATCACCCATCGTCTTCATCCTCCACTTCGCCACTGCCATTACAGTAATCGCAATCGACCCATTCGCCAACAGGCTCCAGTGTGCCACCAAATCTCTGGTGGACTTCCTTTTCGACCTTGCCGTGATAATCGGTGTGGTCGCATTCTGGGCAGGGGATAGTCATGCTGTCTTCCTTCCAGTTTTCAAATTGTATTCAAAGCGCAAACCGCCCAAGCAATCGCGGCAACGGATGTAATCAAAATAGCCTTGCGTCTTCATTGCCTCATGTACCGCCTTTCCCGCTTTTGGGCTGCTGACAGTATCGACCCACTCCTCTGAGCCACCATCTTTAATTCCAAATATTTTAAAACTACGTGCCATTTTTCTCTCCTTGGTTGGTGGGGGCGCGATGGCCCCCTGTTGATTAGGCACGGGGTCGGTAGCAATACCAGCCACCGATTTTTCCCAAATGCAATGCAACCAGTCTATCGCCATAAGCGTTTTTGTTGGATTTAATTGCAAACAATTTACTGGATGGCGAGTGGATAAGCGACAATGTGTGGCGTCCAACTTTGAGTATTTTGATGGTCATTTTCTGTCTCCTTGGATTTTTGAATTTTTGATCTTACCTAATACATATAGTGATACCCCAAGATATATCAAGGGGTATTGTTAATTAATTTATCAATGGGGTGCTTTTATTTCCCAAGCGTAGGCCACACGCTTGCGGCGGTGCTTGGATTTACGGACGCTGTGCCACTCGCCAGACTGGTTGTCGATGGTCTTGTCGCCCGACACCACAATGTAGTGGCCCGTGATGTTGACCAGATAGGTCTTCTTGCGGTCACGGGTCTTGAGCCAAGCTGCCAGCGTGGCATTGTCTCTGGCATACGAACCGATCTCGCGCTTGTAGTGAAACGTCATCTCGACGTTGTTGGCCCCCATTACAACTTTCATCAGGCTGTTGCTCATGCCCGTGATCTTGCCGCGATATGTAAATTGCAGGCAGGCGTCATAGGCGGCGTCATAGTGCTGACGCAGAAACACAGCAACGGCGTATGGGCCACACCATGTACGGAGGCTCTTGCTGGCGCGGAGCGGGGTGTGGGCTTGGGCAGTTCTTGGAAGCATTGGATGGTCTCCTGATTTTTGATTTTTGATCTTACCTAATACATATAAGGAGTATATCTGGGAATACAATACCCCCAGATACATTTAATTAATATTTTTACTCGTCCAGCGCCTCATCGACCCTGTTCATGTAAACGGCTAGAGCCACAGAGAGGTCTTTCAGAGCCGCTTTCTCAGCGCACTCCCTGATGGTCACCCAAGGGTGTGGTCGGCCCTGTGGGTGGCTTGTCACCCTCTCAGTGACCACTGGGGCTGGCATTGGCTCCGCTGGCAGGCCAAGGGCATTTGCAGCCTCTGTCCTGTTGTTGAGCCACGCCAGCAGGCTGGGCTTGTCAGTGGGAACTTCAGTCTGCTCCGCGCCAATTGTCTTGGCTTCGGCTTGGGTTCCGACCCACTGGCCTTTTGCGTTGGTGTAGAGTTTCATTTTTTGATCCTTTCTAGATCGTTGGATGAGGGGCCGAAGCCCCCCGTTGGATTATGAGTGAAATTTTCTAAGAACGTCCCAGTCTGCTGCCAGCGAATATAAGTTACCTCCATCGCCAGCCGAGCGTTGGTCATAAAGATAAACTAAATCAGCAGCGACCAATGAGCCGAATGTGCCTTCAGCTTCTTTTTGGCCCCAGCCAGCTTCAACGAGATCAGAGGCATCAACCCAAGTAAACGGATCATCTTCTAAATCAGCGAGGGTTGAACCGCCCATGTTGCCAAGGCAACTTTTGATTAAGGCAGTCATGGCATTCACTTGATTGGCAGTAAGGTTTTTGGTTTCGATGCTCATTGGGTATCTCCATTTTTTGAGTTTTTGATCTTACATAATACATATAGGCATTCTGATCGGAGATACAATAGCAAAATACAAACTAAATACATTTAATTAATATATAGAGGAAATATATAGGGGGAAAATAGGGGGAAGCCAAAATGGGCGACTTTCCCCCGATGAAATTTATGCCGCGAGATGATACAGCCAGCAGTCCATATGGCCGTTTTTTTTATCATCTTCTTCTCTTGGGATAGAGTGAGGGGTCTGATCAACTAATCCAGCCGTCACGGCGTGGCGAACTGTGCCACAAACATTGTGTGAGTTTTGTTTTAACAGCCGCGCCAAGTCTCTACTGGTCATTGGGCCGTGTTTTGCTAACGCCCTCAAGATCGGAGTAAACGCGCCAGTATCCGTGCGGCTCGTCCTTGGCTCTCCCATATCGCACGGCAGCGGTGGCCGAAGCATTTTGCCGTCCTGAGCCTTAGTTTTCGCGTAAAATCTCTCCAGCTTCAGTATGCAACGGGCATAAGTATTTTCATATGCGAGATGCTCTAGTCTTGTTTTGGCTCTTTTCATCTGCTCTCTCCCTCAGATTTTGTATTCGTTCTGTCGCAATCCGCTGACAAAGTTTTTCAGTTCCTGTCTCGCCATCCAGAGATCGTTCTGTGAATTTGGCACTGGACTATTTCGATAAGCCTCTCGCTCCAGACGATCCACTTGGCCCCTCAAATGGCGCAATTCAGCGTCATGCGCTGGTGTTAGTTTCTTCATTTAGCCTCTCCTTCAGCAGCTTCTTGCGGTAAAATTTAATCTGTTCTCTGAGGCCAGCATTGTCAGCCTCCAAGCGTTTGTTGTGTTCGATCACCATCTGATATTCATCGCGGTGTATCAATTTATCCAGCCTCCATTTGGTCATTGGTTTCCTCTTTCATCCAAAAACTCCAACACTTGCTTCGACGCATCGCCTGCGCCCTTTCCCACAATTACAGTGTGGCCCACTGATCTCAGATATTCGATAACTTTTTTCTGATCGGGGGAAAGTCTGCCGCCCGTGACACGCTTCATTTCGACCCAAAGATTGCAGGAGGGGATATAAAGATCGGGTATCCCTCTGGTGACCCCCTCGGCCTTCAGCCGTGTCGCCACAGATATGCTGCGCTTCTCACCATTGGGGATCGCAAAAATCAAAGTGTGCGGATATTTGGCCCGAAACCAGTTTACAAAACCCACCTGTTCCGAATGCTCAGAGTGCTTAAAACGGTATGTCTTCTGCACCCCAATCAACGTATCGCCCTTCTTGATTTTCAATTTTTCTCTCCACTTTTGTATAGTCAAACTGCACAACCTCAAAATATTTCGGGTTGTGTGTCGAGGGTTTTATTTTAATGCGGCTGGGCCAGTTCCAAAAATGACATTCATCCATCGCCTCGTCGGTTGTATCAGCCCCCGAAGACAGCAGTGACCGCCGCGCCTGATATCGACTGGCCGCATAGCCCCCGTGATCTGGGCAGAGCCATTCGTTTACGCTTCGCAGTCCAGCGTAGTACGTGACCTTAACCGAATCAGGCTTCCCCGCCTTTCGGTGTCGATGATAAAGAACACTGTCCACGTCCACCCATTCGGCCTGTACCTGACTGGATAACATAGCCCCGCTGTAGCTGTTTGAATTATGGTTCAAAGTGGGTGGCGGGAACTCATGGCCGCAGACGTGGCATTGCAGTGCCGCCGCAAAGCACATGGTCTGGCAAGCCTCGCACTGCTTCACTGGTGCCGTACCCTCGCCTGCCCCTGCCGACTTATCCTTGGGTTTTACCCTATCAATAAATCCATGACGCTGAACATTGGCTCCGAAATCAAGAACGAGGGCATCAGTCTTGCCTTCGGCTACTCTCGTACCCCTCCCAACCATTTGGATATAGAGGCCACAACTTGCGGTTGCTCTGCACAAACAAACAACGTCCACGGCAGGGTGATCAAATCCAGTGGTCAGCACGTTCACATTTATCAAGCATTTAAGCTCACCGCTTTTGAAATCGGCAATCGTTTGCTCCCGCACGGCGCTGCTGTCGTTACCTGTCACCACACCGACATCAATGTCGTGCGCCTCAAATTCATCTTTCAGCATGAACGCATGATTGACGCCAGAGCCAAACACCAGCCAGCTTTTGCGATCCGCGCTCAGTTCCACAATCTCAGCAACCGTCTTCCGCACCAGTTCGGGATCGGACGCAGCCGTTGCGAGGTCACTCTCAATAAACTCACCGCCCCGCTTCTTTACGTTGGTCAGATCGATCTGGTTCAGACCGCCCTTCGATATGACAGGCGACAGGTAGCCCTGCTCCATCAGCATCGACACAGGGATGTCATAGGCTATGCCATCGTACAGAGCGCCTGCACCTTTGTGCAAATATCCTGTGTCCAATCGATAGGGTGTCGCTGTCAGCCCCACCACTTTAATCGCGGGGTTGCACACTTTCAGATCGGCAATAAAGCGATTATATCGCGTCTCAGTGTTTTTGGGCAGCATATGCGCCTCATCGATCAAGATCAGGTCTGGAGCAGGAATGATGTCATAGGCGCGTTCCCAGACCGACTGGATGCCAGCAAATGTGATGGGGCGGTCTAAGACCTTCTGCTTTAGACCCGCACTGTAGACCCCGAAATCAGCCTCTGGATACAATTCCAGCAGCCCCTTCGATCCTTGCTCCAAAAGCTCTTTGACGTGCGTCACAATCATCACACGGGTGCCAGCAAATGACATCGCGTCCTTTACGATCTGGGCTATGATAGCCGTCTTGCCCGATCCAGTGGGGGCCACGATCAATGGATTATCTCCCGACTTGCTCGCCCAATAGTTGTACAAGCTATCGACGGCCTCTTTTTGATAATCGCGTAATTCAAAGGTCATGGGAAACTCTTTCTTCACGTTGACTTTTCTTCATCAAACAAATCACCCAAGGCCGCTGTGCGAAACAGCGCGGGTTCGTGGGCTAATCTTTTCATTTGTTTCGTTTCAAAAAACCCAATGTATTGCGGATTGTTTATCATAAACAGGCGTGTAAACAGGGCAATAAAGTCGTTAGATATTTTGTAATCATCCCCTTTTGTCACGATAGAGCTTTCCCATCGTACTCGGTTAGCAATTAGCCACCCGCTTAGTCTTAAATGCCCCCTGTAAATGGCTTGAAGCGTGTATCGTTCAAACAACCTGTAAAACTCAGGGTTTAAATTGTGCCATCTTAACCACTTTTTCCCCAAACGGCTTTTGTTTAACATTTTAAAGAATTCATCCTCGGTCATTGTTTTTCTCCAGCTTGATCTTCCCACCAGTTTTCCATCACGAAAACCGTTCTCTCAATTCTTCGCTGTTGTCTTGATTACGAATGACGCCCTGTGGGGTCTGATACTCAACAAAATCATCGCCAGCGTCTATGATCTCCCAATCGTCAGGCACCATAAACGGATTAAACAGGTGGCCCCCCGCGCCCTCCTTGCGGCTCCAAGTGCCGTCCCGCTCTGGAGTGCTGTGTGCGTCCGTCCGATCATTAACTTCTGGCAATTCACCGCCGTGACAAATCGGAATATAATTGCAAAATCTACAGGCAAACTTGGACGGGTCGTGGCTGATTTTGCTGGGTGGCTTTTCGTCAAAGATGATATTGCTGGCTTTGCTGATTAGCATCTCACCCTCTGCCCGATCCCGCTTGATCCGCTCTGCGTAAATCTCATCGTTATTTTTATTCACGGCGAAAAAATAGCAACGATCAATTTCGGCCAGATGCATTCCAACTTGGCACTGCGCCCAATAGATCGGCTTGCTGATCCTGACGCCCTTCATCTTGGTCTGAGCAAAGCTCTTGTCGTTCATCGTTTTAAATTCCAAAGTGTGCGGCTCTGCGCTTTCTGGAAACCCAATTCCAATGCCGTCTAGGCTCAATCCAAAGTGACCCCCGCAGGCCGTATAATTAATCTGCTTGCCCGTTTCTGGATCGACCTCCCACACCTCGACACCAATCGCCCGAAGGTTTGCCACGATCCGCTCCTCCTCGCGGTCACCCGTTTCAAACAGGCGCAGCATACGCCCCTCAAATCTCTGCGTACTTGCGTGTCGAAACTGATACCACAATGCCCGACTGCACGGGTTGCCTATCTGGCTCCCCCCAAGATGCGGCCTGTGGCCGTTATCGCGGCTGGCCTCGTAGTGTTCGTAAATGGCCTGCACTGTCGTAGGCTGCATGTATTTTTCAAGGTTCATCTCGGCTCCTCTCTATTTGTAAAATGGGGCAGCGAAAGCCACCCCATCGCAAAATAGTTATCGCTTCCAAGGTGGGGCGGCGGCAGCCTGTGGAGCCGCCGCTGGAGCCGCCTGTGGAGCCGCTGTGGCTGCACCCGCGCTTGCGTATCCCTTAACGTCATTGCTGGCGTCATAGCCATTTGACGCTGGTCGTACCGCCAGCTTGACCATCAGCGGCTTGTCGAGCAATTCCTCTGAATTATGCAGCGGAACCTGTAAGGCCGCGCCAATCGACTTCAAAGTACGAGTTGCGATCTCAACGGCGGTGGCGTTTGGGTTCTCAAGGTTCAATCTGTCGAACACCACACGGCCAGTGTAGTGGCCCTCAATCACTTCGATTTTCAGTTGAAGATATGATCCAGTCTGCGCTTTGGTAGGCTTCTGCTCACGGTCAGTAATCACGCACTTGTAATTGCCTGCTGGGAGCGGCTCGAAAGATGGTGCCACTTCCACGGCGTCGAAGTTAATATTGCTAAAGTCCATTGCTTTTCCTACTCTGTTAAAAAGTCTGCGAAAGGGTTGCGGTCAAAAGTGAACGGCAGCGGCTCACTAATGTTAAAACGATTTTTGGTGATAGATGCCGCCTGCGGATGGCAGATGATTTCGCGCTCACCCGTACTGATTGCACGTTTCTTGTCGCCCTCGCCATTTCTGACGAAAGTTTTCAGCCTGATCATCGCCACAAGATCGACGTTGTCTGTATAGTTTGCCAAAGATTTACGATGCAACCGCAGCGTGTATCTTGAGTAACTATCGCTATCCGGTAGCTCCAAGTGTTCTGTATCGGCATGGGCAATGAAGATTATATTCATGCCCTTTTCGTATGCCAGTGATCCAGCCCAGTCTCTGATCTGGCGATGCTTTTCAGCCGCCGCAGATTGACCAGCACCAAAACCTCCCGCCGCCGCATTAATCGACTTGGCCTTACCATCTGCATTTACGATTTCTGACTCAATTATCGTCGCTAACTGAGTGATCGAATCAATCACCAATGTTTTGTGATTGTGGTCTTGCGTGGCAAGCGCCTCGATTGCGTCCAGCACATCTTGGCTGGATGTGGACAGTGGGAACAGGCTGACGTTGTCATTGCCCGTCAGGCTGGCCGTGCCGTCCTCCGTGCGAATTATAACCGGGTTCGGGAACATAGAAGCCAGTGTTGTTTTTCCCATCCCGCCTTCACCAAAAATGGTCGCTATAATCGGACGCTGGCCCGATGGCTTGCTCAGTGTTTTAAGATCAATCGCCATCATTATTCCTCCACATTGGTTGCCTGTCCGTACGCCACAACATTTTTTGTATAATTTCCTGTTGATCATCAACAACGTGTAAAATGTCATACCCACTATCGTCTTGAGTAAAGATCAACATTGATTGATTGCCACCCAAGTCTTCATCATCACTGACAAATTTTTCTATCATTTTAACGTGATCTAAATTGACAAGGATTTGTTTTGTCTTTTCCATAATTTTTGTTGTCAAAAAAACCAAACAAGCCATTACTCAATCCTCCATGCCCGAAAGCTGCCATCGTCCTGCTGTTGGCAACGCACCAGCATTCCCATGCGTTTTCCCGTGTTGCGAATTGATGTGGCTTGCGACTGCTCATCGACCACAACGCTGTCTCCAACGTCCATTTTACCCAGCAAATCTTTCCACTTGCCCGATCTGTCCCGCGATGGTGCCGTCATTGGCACCCCCTTTTCGATCTTAAATCCCATTACCAATCTCCCTTAAATACTTTGGCGAATACCTCGTCCAAAATTTCATCTATGCTGCGGTTCATTCTGCAAACTCCAAGTCTGGGTGGTCGCGCCACCGATTTAATTTACGCTCTAACCTGATTTGGTCTGGGCTTTTGCTTTGGCCGTCCATCACAACGATAGCGTCCAGAGCAGCGATCAGCACCTCAAGCTCGACATCAGTCAGGCGCATCAAAGCGCCTCCACCTTGACGCCAATCTTGCCAGCCTTGGTTTCAAAGGCAGGCGCGATCTTGGCCCACAACTTTGGCTCATTAGCCAACAAGTAGCGGCAACCAGCGGCATCTGCGCTGATTGTGTGTTTCACAGGGTGTAGGCTAGTTGGAATTTTACGGCTGAGTTTGTCCCACACAATGGCATCAACTTTACGGCTGACAGGCTGTGTCAGCGTAATCTTATGGCCGTCCAATTTGTGGGAGATTGACCCCTCGTCTTTGACTTCTAGGGCCGCTGCGATCTGCTCTTCAATCGCGTGGCGCTTTGCTGTCAGCGCCTTTTCTTCTGCCTTAATTGCCAGCCAATCGGTGGCAAGAATATCGACATTGATATTGTCCATTTCGTTCTCCGTTTTCGTTTTCATTCATTCATTCACATTTTCTACAGAAATTGGTTTACTCCTAAAGTTTCAGACTGTAAAGCTCTTTTTACAGCAAATGTAAAATGGAGCGAAAAATGGACGATATGATACCTCTTGAGACCATACGGGACGCACTGCAAGATCGCAGGCTGACCGTTGTCGCACAGAAATCTGGGCTGTCGCACCCCACCGTAAAGGCCGTGCAGCAGGGCAACGAACGAATCAGTTTGAACACTTGGAGAAAATTGTCAGAATATCTGACCGTCTATAAATAAGAGGTCAAAAAAAATGACAATAAAAGTGGAAGAGTATTGCGAGAAGATGGGTTTTTTCTTGGTCACAATCCCAGCAGGGACTAAAGGCCCAACCCGCTTTGGATGGCAGAAGCCAGAGCAGGCACTGTCTGATCCAGAAAAAGCGCGTCTGTATTACGAGCAGAACCCAACGCACAACGTGGGCTTGCTTCATGGGGCCAGCGGCACTTGTGCCGTTGACATCGATCATGTGGAACACACCAAGCTGATCTT